GTAAAAAAAAAATAACATATTGCAAATTTATTTACAGTTTATTTATTAAAGCATAAAAAAAGGGTACCCAAACAGGATACCCTAATTATTAAAATTCTCACTATTAAATGAGCTATATTAACTGTTGTTATGCAGTTTCTAAAGCAGCTTTAGCAGTTGAGAAAGTTCCTTGCACGATTGCATTAGGTAGGTAGTTAGTTAAAGCTACTCTCTCCATTGCTCGTACAGTCACGAAATTTTTCTGGAAGTTATCAGAATCCTCACGACTAAACTCTACAGCTAGGTTTTCTCTGATCCAAAGCTGAGAAGCCTGGCGTAAATTTCCACATAAGAATTTACCAGCAGTTACAGCAGTGTTTATTGTTACAGGAATCCCGTTGATTGTTGGCTGTAAACCGCTAAAGATTTGATTTCTCAAATACTCATTAGCAGTAGACTTTAACAAAATCATTTTATGTAGATCCGTTGGATTTAATAAAATAGTATCCGCCTGGTAGTTAGATAATGCTAGTTGGTTTAAAGCAACTGTAAGCACATCAAACTCATTAGCTGACTCGATACCAGCAGCAAATCCTCCAGCAGCAAAAGCAGCTCCATCAGTAAATAACCCATCTAAGTTTGGCGATGATCCATCTCCATTTAAGATTTGGTTATCCTCTACAGCTAATACTTTCTCTGGTACTCTAGCTGATAGATATGATGTTAATTGCTTAATATCATCTAGCATCTCTCCAGTGATTCTCATGTAAGTACCGATTTTCTCGACATTCACAGTAGATGCAGCTAGATCAAAGTCAGACTGTCCAAATGCGCTAGTTTCAGCAGTAGTGCCAGCGTTATCGCTGTATGCTGATTCTTTAGGGAAACGGATAGTTTGTCCATCAGTAGATCCTAAAGCTAGTAGTGATCTGATATGTACTGAGCGACTCGGATCGTATTTGATTTGATCTACGATAGTTTCGCCAGCAATTACACCAGTTACATCAGCACCTAAGCTCATATCTGCCTTTACTTCAAAGCGAGCAGCATTAGCATTTCCTTTTACCATTGCCTCTAGAGCGCCATCTTTTAAAGCTGTATTGATAGCTGATTTAAATGATTGAGGAGTAGCTCCAGAAGCAGTTTTCTTTGCAGCTATTTCCATCTCATCCATTCTCTTGTTTAGAGCATCGCTCTTTTCTACATATTGTGTAGTTAGGTTATCAATCTCTGATTTTAGAGATGATTCCATTTCACCTTTGGCGTTATCTTTAGCCTGGTTAAATGCTTTCTCGATTCTCTCGTCAACTATGTTACCGATCTGATCGAGTTCTTTTTTTAAGTTATCCTCCATTTTTATTTTTTTAGAGTGTTAAATAAATAATTATAAATATCGCTATTGTCTGCTTTTACCTCGATCGGCTCAGTGACTTCAATATCGGTCGGCTGAGTGACATTTATGTAAATAGATTTTAGCTTTAGTATTTCCGCCTCTAAGGCGAATCCAAGCTCATCAGAGATCTCTCCCTTTCTGAGTAATTGTGCAATTTTATCAAACCTTTTAATGATTCTCTCTGGATCTACGTTTCCTTTTACATCCATAATCATTGCCTGGTCATTAGCTGCTAGTGTAACAGCTGAGATTTCAAACAGTTTTACCTCATTGAGGTGTCTATAGCCATCATTACCCATCTCTTTTTGGATAGGTAGGATCCCTACAGAGTTCTCAGTAATAACTCCAGCTTTCATTAATTCTACTACATCTTTTCCTAATTGTGTTTTGGGAATTTGCGCCTCGAATATTAAACCTTTGTCATCCTCCTCCAGATTAACCATTTTGCCTAGAGGTTTATCCATATCATGCTGATAGAGATACTTTACTCTCTTGGCGTTTTCTTGTATTGTTTTTTTGTATGCTCCCTTGTTGATTACATCGCCATCAGAGTCGACATTACCAAAAACAGATCCATAACCCTTGACAATACCAGCGGATGCATCAGCATCTACTAGCTCGCCTATCTGAGTTGACTTGTATAAAATTGTGTTCATAGTGCAAATATATTAATTAAATAATTTATCCTCCTCTGACTGACCCTCCTCAAATACTATTTTATTTTTTTGATCTGGTAGAGGTTTGTCATGTTTGTTAGTTTTTATTACATCTTTTGGTATTTCATCAAACGCATCACAACCACCAGAAATAGGTTTAAAGTGTTTGCATTTTTCGCATATTAAATTTTTTGGTGTCATAATTTATAATATTTATTTACAAGCTCTCCTATTAATGTAGCGTATTTACTAGGATTAGATAGTAATTGATATTCTTTAAAACCCTCTGCTAAAAATTCATCTATTTCTGTACTAGCATAACTACCTAAATTCATTTCGTTAAATGCTTTAAAGTTTCTACTGTTTGCGTATTTAACTCTACTTTCTTTGTATTCTCTAAATATAACTCTCAATTCGTCAAAGAAATCGGCATCTATAGCATTTTCAGAGTGTGCTATTATATGAGCAAATTCGTGAGTTAGAGTTCCTATGCTTTGATTTTTTAAATCTATTGGCGATTTTGGTAATCTTTGAAATTTATCTGTAAATACTTCTCTAGTTACATTTGTAGCCGATTCAGATTTATCACCTAGATTGATTCTCTTTAACTTCCAGCTACTCTCGCCTACTTTTTTGCTTCTCTCTACAAATCCATACATCCTTTTGGATGATTTAAATATTAATTTTACTGGACCTTGACTATTAGCAGCGCTATTTATTTTGTATTTGTTTGTTAATTTATTAAGCTGCTTTAGATATTCATTTAAAGTTTTTACATCCAAACCACTAGATATCGTTACAGCATTAATATCCACACCAGCATCTTTTAATATTTTAGTAGCTACCTCTTTACCCTCTTTAATAGTTTTGACATCTGGCAAATCATTTACTACTTCTCTGACCGCCTCTCTAACTGGCTTTGGCGTTCTAAGCACGCTCTGAGCTGATCCTCCTGGAGGTCGCACTCCAAATCCCTCTATAGTACCAGTAGCCTGGGCATCCTCTTTAGGAAATGGCGCTGTAGAGCATCTACAATTAACTACATTTTTAGCACTCCCAGCTGGATCACCAGGATTAAATAACTGTTCACCACCTACTAAAAACCTTTCTTTAAAATCTACTATCTGGGCATCAGCGGCTCTATGAGCTGGGCGTTCTCTGCCATCCACAGCAGTCATCCACTCCTTTTGCAAGCTCTCCTGTCCAAACATATCAGTAGCGCTCTGTAGAGTTGCTACATTAGCTGCATTAGTTGCCTCAGTTCTAATTAGCCTCTCCGCCTGGCTCTTTGAGTACTGTCCAAACTTCTGGCGTAATATCCTCTGAGCCTCTCGCTCATTCATTGCCATAAACTCTGGATCCGAGGATAGCTGTTTAAATACTTTGATTAATGTAGCTTTGGCAGTTCCCTGGACCAGCACCACTCTCTCTGCTGCTATCTGTTGGCTAACTGTATTAAAACGCTCTGCCCAGATGTCATCATAGCCAGATACATCGACTTGCTTAGAAATTACTTTGTCAAAGTTTTTAGCGTACCACTTGGCAAATTTGAGTCCTATGTTTACATAGACTTGGCGGTATATTTCTGTAAAGTCCGCCACTCTAAATAGATTATCAAAGCCATTTGTTTTACCAGTCTTTTGAAAATCCTCTATAGCTTTTAAGTATTCCCCCTGGTAGTAACGCTTGGCATTAGCAAACTCTTTGCGTTCTGCTTTATCTAGCAGCTTATCAAAATTACCTTTCCAGGATTCTTTGGCTTTTTTTAGTAGCATTATCCCTCATTTTCTGAGATTCTTTTTGCCCAGGATACCATAGCAGCTCCCCCCCAAAGATTATAGGCTACATAGCCTTTATCCCTCCAGGGCGTATCTTTAAACTTAGGATCTATTTTAGCGTTATCCTTATGGCGTGCTAAAAAGCTATGAACTCTTTTTACAGTTGATAATGAGAGCGCCTCTCTGTTAGCTAATTGCGAGGCTCTAGTCCAGCCAGTAGGCGTTCCAGCTCGCACCTCATCTCTGCCATATTTCTCTCTCCACTCAATCATCCTACGAGCGTTATTAGTAGCGCCCTGTGGATAATCATCATAGCTCTCAGCTTTAAATGACTTAGAACTCATTGTATGAGATTCTGGT